GAGATTGGCAGAATGTTAGTCTCACTTAATGAACAATTTATTGATGAAGAGAAAGTCCTAAGAATATCAGGCGATAATGGTATTCAGTGGGAAACAGTTAAACCAGCAGATCTAAGAGGAAACTTTGATGTAGTCGTACAGACTGGCTCAACCCTACCTTCTAATGACGCTGTGAATAAAAAACAAACAATGGAACTCTATCAATTGTTTGCTGGTGATCCAGATGTTAATCAAATAGAGTTAAAAAAGATGGTAGCAGGAACATTTGATAATGTAGATGTAGCCAAATTATTTCCAGAATCTGAACCCTTATTAGGTATGCAAGGCGAGAACCAAAATTTAACGCAGTCTCCAGGAATACCAGAAGGGCAAACAGATCAGCAAGGCATTCTTGGAAGTGCCTTAGCGCCTGAAAGGGTATAAGTATGAATACAGCCGATAAAGTACGTGAGGCTTCGACCCGTATGCTATTAGAGGCTCAGCAAGTTTCGCACTTGCTAATGGACGATGGATTTAAGATCATCATGGAGAGGATTAACCAATCTGTAGATGAAGCTAAGGAAAACGTTCTAAAATCAGAAACCTTTGAGGATTTTCGCTATAGACGAGGATTCTTGGAAGGATTAAAAGTTCTTCAAAGAGAGATAGACACGATCATCTCTAAGGGAAAGAACAAACATTAACAATTAAATAGTTATAGGTTGCTTGCTGGGGTGGAGATTATAAACAATGACTGCTCCGTTATTGCCACTCTAGCCAGCAGCTTATAACGAGTTTAGGAGGAAAAATGCAAGATCCAAAAACCAACGCTGCCTCCGTCTCTGATGTAGAGATGGAACAAGCAATCGCAGAGGCTGGAAAAGCTGAAGCCACCGAGACTGTTTCTGAAGAACAGACTCAATCTGAAGAGCCCCAATTTGGACAAGCCTTTCAGGAGTTAGCAGAGAAAAAGGGTTTTAAATCTGTTGACGATCTAGTAAATGCCTACAAAAACATTGAAGGATTGACAACAAAAACCGCTCAAGAGATAGCTGATCTCAAAAAACTTATTACTAAGAATAATGAGCCAGCAAAAAAAGATCCTTATGGACATCTTTCTCAAGAGCAAAGAGATGCCCTTGATCTCATTCGATCAGTAGTGAATGAGGAAGTCAATAAGACTATCAGTCCTCTTCGTGAGGAATATGAAGTCAAAAAGGCTGGATCAGTTATAGAAGGTATTAAAAAACAATACCCATTCGTAAATGATTCACAGGTAGATGAAGCTATAACCTTAATGGAGTCAAATCCATCGCTTAGTCTAGAACAAGCCATTAAAATTACTTCTTTTGAAACTGCAATGACATCGGGCAATGTTGCCAGGAAACAAGTTGCAAAGACACAGGAAAAGAAAAGAGCTTTTGCTGAGTCTGGTTCTACTGCAAGAACTGGAGACGATACAGACTACTCTAAAATGTCCCTAGAGGAACTTGAAGAGATACTATCCGTCCCTAAGTCAGGTAGATAGAACACTTTATTAATATAAATCTGAAAGGATAAAAGGCTATGGCATTAACCACAACCTCAACCCTCAGTTCCGTAATGCAAATCTATTACGATAAAAGATTGCTGAAACGTGCTGAGAAAGAATTAGTATATAAACAATTAGGTCGTGTTGGTACGATCCCAAATCTATTTATTGGACTCGTTACACCAACATGCCTGCACAAAGTGCTGCTTTAACTGAAGGAACTGATCCTACAGCTAGAGGTATTAGTGCAGTCACTGTCTCTGCCGTTTTGGCTCAGTATGGTGATCTAACTCAAGTCACTGACGTTTTAAGCTTAACCGCTTTTGACAATGTGATTTCTTCAGCCGTTGAACTCTTGGGTTACCAAGCTGGTTTAACTGTTGATACAGTAGTTAGAGACAAAGTAGCTGCTACCACTAATATTATCTATGCTTCTGGCGTAGCTAATAGAACTGCTATTGCTGCTAGTAACATATTAACTATTGCTGATATCCGTAAGGCTGTTAGAACCCTCCGTGGTGCTAATGCAGCTCCTCACAGTAAAGCTGGTGGTAAATATGTCGCTGTTGTTCATCCAAATGTAGAATATGATCTACAGGGTGACACAGCTTGGGTAAACGCAGCTCTCTACACTGAAAAAGGTGTCGATAGAATCTTCATGGGTGAAACTGGTGAGATGTATGGAGTCAAATTCTTACGCTCATCTAACGCCCCAGTTCTAACCAACTCTGGTAGTGCTGGTGTTGAAGTCTACCAAACCTTAATCTTCGGTGAAGAGGCTTTTGGCGTTTCTGATCTTCAAAACATCAGAACCATCGTCCAGAATCCAAGCAAGAACAGTGCTTTGGAATTATACGCCGACGTGGGTTGGAAAACAAGTTTTGCAGTTGAAATCTTGAACAATGATTTCATGGTCTCTATCGAGTCCGCTGCAAGTGCTTAGATTCTATAAGTCTATTGACGTATAGCAGGAAGACAAGTATAATTACCCCCAGCTTAATAACTGGGGGTTTTTATATGAAACAATACAAACCAAAACAATGTCTAAGATGTGGTAAAGATTTTTTTGGTGAGGGTGTATGCAGAAGAGATTGGATAACTAGAAAATACTGTTCTAGAGA